CGCACGCTGTCCGAACTGCGCTCCATGGGCTTTCCGGGCTCGAAGATCGACAACATCGGCTCCGACGATGCCGCGGCTTCGCTGAATGCTGAGAGGATCGAGCGGCTGGGCTACGACGACGAATTCGCCTCGACGGGCCTGGATACGACCGGCGACGACTCGCAACGGCTGGTCTGGGTGAACGAACTCTATCTGCGCTGCGACTATGACGGAGACGGCATTGCCGAGCTTCGCAAGGTCACGATTGCAGGGAATGTGCTGCTGGAGAACGAAGAGTGCGATGCCGCGCCGTTCATCAGCATCACGCCGGTTCCGATGCCGCACAAGTTCTTCGGGCTGTCCATTGCCGACCTGGCGATGGAGTCGCAGAAGATCATGACGAACACCATCCGGGCGCAGCAGGACAACATGTTCCTGCAAGTGAACGGGCGGTACTTCGCGGTTGACGGCCAGGTGAACCTCGATGACCTGCTGACCTCTCGCCCGGGTGGCGTGGTCCGCATCAAGAGCCCAGGGATGGTCGGCCGGCTCGATCAGGGCCAGGGCGACCTCGGCTCATCCACCGAGATGATGCAGTGGCTGGAAATGGATCTGGAGCAGCGCACGGGCTGGACGCGCTACTCCCAAGGCAACGATTCCAAGGCGCTCAACCAGACCGCCACGGGCGTGCAGATCATCACGAACAAGGGCGACATGCGCGTGGACCTGATCGCGCGCAACTTCGCAGAGGGTTTTGTAGAACTGTTCCGCATGATGCTCAAGCTCCTGAGCCAGCATCAGGACAAGAAGGTTCAGGTTCGCATCGCCGGGAACTGGGTGGACATGGACCCGCGCGAGTGGCGCAACATGTTCGACGTGAACATCAATGTCGGCCTCGGCATCGGCTCCAAGGATGAGCAAATCCAGAAGCTGATGGCGATCTCGCAGCAGCAGGCGCAGACCATGGCGATTGGTGTTGCCACGCCGAAGAACGTCTACAACCTGCATTCGGACATCGTCAAGCTCATGGGCCACCGGAACCCGGACGACTACTTCAACGACCCGGAGAAGAACCCGCCGCCGTCACGTCCTGACCCCGAAGAGGCCAAGATGAAGGGTTTGATGCAAATTGAGCAGATGAAGCTGCAAGCAGGCGCACAAGGCAAGCAAGCAGAGTTGCAGGCCAATGCTCAGATCGAGCAGTTGAAGGCCCAGTACCAGGCCCAAACGGCCGAAGCACAGCGCAACTACGACGCTCAACTGGAGCAGGCCCGCATGCAGATGCAAGCCGAGGTGGACAACAACCGCCAGCGTTCGGAAGCTGACCAACACGCGCTGAAGATTCAGAACGAGGCCGAACTTGCCACGCTGAAGATGCAGTACGCCGACGCGGCCCATCAGCGCGAACAGTCGTTCAAATGGGAAATGGCGCAGCTTGAGGCGGCCACGAAGATTCAGGTGGCGAACATCAGCAGCAAAGCGAAGCTCGATGACGCCGCGACCCAGGCGGCAACCGCCGAGATTGACGCGGACGTGCAGCAATGACCCTCGAACAACGCATTTATCAGGCCGACCGAGCCCGTGAAGTTCTCGAAAACGAGGCTTACCAGCAGGTGTTCGCCGACGCCAAACAGGAGATCACAGACCAATGGACAAAATCACCCGCAAGGGACCAGGAAGGCCGCGAAAAGTTGTGGCTGATGCTGTCGCTGTTGAACAAGCTCGAAGCGATGCTGCAATCGTCCCTGGACTCGGGCAAGCTGGCGAAGTTGGACCTGGCGCACGAGAAGTCGATGCTCCAGCGCGCCAAGGGATTGGTTGGGCTGGAGTGATCGCCATCGTGCACGCTCGCCACAACCGAGATCACCAGATCGCCACGGTGTTCCACCCTGACGCACAGGGTGAGACGCTTGAAACCAAGCTCGGCAACGTGCGTGTCGCCAAGGGCGATCCGTCCTACCAACTGACCACTGGCGAGATCGTGAGTCTGTGATGGCCGCGGTTGTTCGCAAGGCCATTGCCGACAAGCGCAAGGAGCTTTCGGACAAGATCGACCTGCTGAAAGAGCAGATGAAGCCAGTCAGCGATGACCTGGCGCGCAGAACGAGCGAGATTGACGCAGTGCAGACCGACATTGCAGAGATTGACGCTTGGCTTGTAGCCAACCCCTGAATCTAGCGTTTGCCCAACGCGCATGGATAGCTCTCTTCGGAGGGCTTTTTTGTTGGGCAGCCCAGCGCAGTGATGCGTCGGCATAGGAGAAACCGTGGACACGTCTTCGACACCCACTGGCTCGGAAACGGGCAGCCTGGACTTGAACCAGGCATCAGAAGCATTCAGCGCCCTTCTGGATCCTCCAAAAGAGGATGAAACCCCGGCGCAGACGCAAGAGGCAGAGCAGGAAACCCCTGCCGAGTCGAATGCGCAGGAAGAGGGCGACGACGCCCAAGAGTCTGACGCGAACGAAGATGAGACTGTCACCGTCCTTGTTGACGGCAAGCCGGTTGAGTTGACGAAAGCGCAGATCGCCGAGGCCCACAAAAGTGGACTCCGGCAAGCGGACTACACGAAGAAGACAACCGAATTGGCCGAGCAGCGTAAAGCCGCCGAAGCCGAGACGGCGAAAGCTCGTGAAGAACGCAACCAGTACATGCAAGGGCTCCAACGCGCCCAAGCTGTGCTTGAGACCCAGCTGCAAGAGCAGCAACAAATCGATTGGCCCAAGCTCCTTGAAGCTGACCCGGTTGAGTACCTGAAGCAACAGCACCTCGCGCAAACGAGACAAGCCCAGTTGCAGCAGACGTACCAGCAGCGGCAGCAACTGGAGTCTCAGGCCAAAGCCGAGCACGATTCAGCTCTGAAGGCCCACGCCGAGAGTCAGCGAGAAGAACTCATCGCCAAGATTCCCGAGTGGAAAGACCCAGAGAAGATGAAGGCCGGCGCAACTGAGCTGCGGGAGTACCTGAAAACCCAGGGCCTCACAGAGCAGGAGATCTATTCCGTGATCGACCATCGCGCCATTGTTCAGTCGTACAAAGCAATGAAGTACGACCAGATGATGGCCAAGGCAAAAGCCGCCGCCAAGAAGATCGACAACACGCCGCAGCGTGTGTTGCGTCCGTCCGGTGGCGAATCGACACAGCTGGACCGCCGTACCGCTTCGTTCCAGAAGCTGTCCAAGACGGGCCGCGTGGACGATGCGATTGGCGCGATTGCTTCCATTCTTTCCTAACGCCGAGAGGCGCCGGAGTTTTCAATGACTGCACCTACCAATACCTTCCTCACGACCGCCGCCATCGGCAACCGTGAGGACCTGTCGGACATCATCTACCGCATCGCCCCCACGGACACGCCCACCCTGAGCATGTCCGGCAAGACCAAGGCTGAAGCGACCCTGCACGAGTGGCAGACCCAAGACCTCGCAACGGCTGCCGCCAATGCCCAAGTCGAAGGCGACGACGCTACCGCCGTGGCCGTGACGCCGACCGTTCGTCTGGGCAATCGCACGCAGATCTCGGCCAAGACCGTTTCGGTCGCAGGCTCGCAGCAAGCCGTCAACGCGGCCGGCCGCAAGAACGAGATGGCCTACCAAGTCGGCCTGAAGTCGCTCGAACTGAAGCGCGACATGGAATTCGCCCTGACGCAGAACAACGTCACGGCAACGGCTCCGCGTCAACTGCGTGGTCTGCTGGGCTGGGTGGTGGACAACACCTCCAAGGCTTCGGACACCACGCTTGCCAGCTACACCGGCAACACCGCCCAGACGGACGGCACGACCCGCCCCTTCACCGAGGCGCAAGTGAAGGCCGTTCTGCAGCTGCAGTTCACCGCTGGCGGCAAGCCGGACACGATCATGCTGCCGCCTGCCGCGAAGCAGACCTTCTCGACCTTCACCGGCAATGCAACGCGGATGGACAAGTCGGAAGACCAGAAGCTCTACGCTGCGGTGGACGTGTACGTGTCGGACTTCGGCGAGATCAAGGCCGTGCCGAACCGCTTCATGCGCTCGCGTGACGTGTTCATCCTCCAGATGGACATGCTGGCCGTTTCCTACCTGCGCCCGTTCTCGACCACCGACCTTGCGAAAACTGGCGATGCCGACCGCAAGCAAGTGATCGTCGAGTACACGCTGGAAGTGAAGGCTCCGAAGGCCCACGGCGCCGTCTACGATATTGCGTGATAGATGAACTGCTATAATGCACCCCTAGCAATAGGAGTGCATTTATGCGGGCATCACGCAAAGGATCGGCAAACGACAGGTTCCAAACTCGCTTCACAGTGAATGCGGAATCTGGATGTTGGGATTGGACCGGGCCAAAGAACGGCAAAGGGTATGGGTATATCAGTGGCGAGGTGAATGGTGTGCGTTATGTCCCCGCAGGGAGGCATATGTTGGCGCACCGTGTTTCGTGGCTGATTCACCGTGGCGATATTCCAGAGAGCGATTCGGCCCACGGAACGGTCGTCATGCACAAGTGCGACAACCCGGCTTGTGTAAATCCGGATCATTTGGTTCTAGGAACCCAGTCCGATAACGTCAAGGACATGATCATTAAGGGTCGCAAAGTGAGCGGTACGCCGACTGGTGTCAAGCACTGGAACGCATCGATCAAAGACCCGGAGGCGATTGCTCTTATCCGCTCGACGGTGCGCAATACAAAAGCGCTCGCGGAGCAATTTGGAGTTCATATCTGCACGATCAAGCGAATACGCCAAGGTAGAAACTACGGCGGATAGAGTTTCAGCTAGGCCCTTAGGGGCCTTTTTTTATGGAGCACAGAATGGGCACGAATTTCCGACAACGCGCTGACGGTGGCATTGGCATCGTCACGGACTCCACCGCTGAAGAAGTAGCAAGCTTCGGCGGCATCTACCGCGGCATGAAGGTCGCCAAAGTGGCAATCGCTGGCGTGGCTGCTACCACCGGTGGCGCGCTGTTCTCTTGGGCCAATCCCGAGGGACAGTCGATCATCATCTCGCGCTTCCAGATCGACATCACCACGAAATCGACCGGCGCGGCTGCTGGCGACTTCGGTGTGGCAGCGAACGGCACGACCACGAGCGATATTCTGATCGACGGCTACGCGCTGGGCGGCACGGAAAAGGTCGTGGACACGGCACTTGCGGCTGACCTCGGCACCAACGGCAAGCCCGTGCAGAAGATGACCGCCTCGCAGTTCATCACCGGCACCGGCTCGGCCACGACGGCTGGCCTCGTCGGCAACGTCTTCATCCACTACTTCCTCGCCTAACGGCGCCGGGGCTTCGGCCCCCTTCATTTTCCCTAACGCTGCGAAGCGCTGGAGTCTTCATGGACGATTTTCTTACTGTCACCGTCACGGGTGTGAGCATCACCACGGGTGCTGCTTCGTCTGGTGGCGCACTCCCCGTTGCATCCAGCGGTGAAATCCCACGCTATGTCCGCGTTGTCGCCAGTGTGGCCGCGTGCGTGCGCATCGGTGTTGGTGCTCAGACGGCGGTTGCGACCGATCTGCTTGTCCAGCCTGGCGATGCGGTCATCATGGCTGTCCCGCGTGGTTGCACCCACGTGGCGGCCATCCAGCTCGCCGCGGCTGGTGTCGTCATCGTCACGCCGCTGGAAGACTGCTGATGCTCAGAACTGCCATCCAGGCCGACGATGGGCGGCTGATCGTCCGGCGCACGCAGGACTGCACGTCCATCGCCGAGCAGACCAAGGCGCTGCACAACGAAGGCCATCACGGCTCCAGCGACTTCAAGCATGCCGGCCGCATCCCCCTCATCTTCTTCGAGGACTACGCCAACAAGAACAACCTCACGTTCGCCGAAGTGATGTCGAACAAAGAGCACCTGAAACGGATCATGAACGACCCGGCTCTGGCTAATTTCCGCGTGTGGAAGGGGAGGGTCTGATGCAGAAGTACCAGAACAACGTCACCGGCCGCAATGGCGATGTGGTGACGGGCGGCAGCGTGCTCATTACCGCCGCGGGCAGCGTGACCCCCTCGACGATCTATTCCGACAACGGCTCGACCGTGGTAGCCAATCCGCTCACGACCGATGCCAACGGGTATTTCGAGTTCTTCGCTGCGGACGGCACCTATGACATTCGTGTGAACGGCACGCTTGCCTACACGGACGTGCTGATCGTTGATGCCTTGACCGGGCTGAATGGAAGGCCGACCAATTCCGAACTCGCCGCGTCTGATGGCGCGACGAAGGTTGGAACGACTGCGGGCACAGTGCAAGCCGCCCTTGATGCTCGGCCTACTTCGGCTGCACTGGCCGCGACTGATGGGGCGGCAGAAATTGGCACAACGGACGGTACGGTTCAGGAAGCGCTTGACGAGCGGCCAACCGAAAGCAGCCTGAACACAGTTGGGGGCGTAGACATCGCGTTTTCGCAGGCTGGGGCCGGCGCGGATGTGATGACAACCCTCGAAAAGCTACGTCAGCGATATACCCTCGCGGACTACTACGAGCCCTCCGAGGGGTCTGCGGCAATGGCGAATGCTGTTGCTCGCGTAGTTGCCCAGGCTTCACGGCAGACCGTGGAAATCGACGTGGGCGATTTTGACTGGACCCTCAATGGGGATATTGCTCTGCCCGCTGCAAAGAGGGTGTTGGTGCACGGGCACGGCGCAATCAACTTCGCTGGCGGCTCGTTCGTTCGCAACGCCCACAACCAGTACACAGCGCTTCATGGCTTCAAGGCCACTGGGGCGTATCCGCTGTTCAAGTATTCGGGGGCGCCATCTGGAAGCGCTTCACGGGACTTTGAAATCACTTCGGTGGAAGCGTCGATGAATTCAGGCGTGTGGGCCGTGTATCTGGATGGCGCACGAGAGGGGATTATCGACAAGTGTGTGTTCAACGCAGGGCGCGGCATTTATCGCACCCTCTCGAACATTTGCTACATCTCCAACAGCTTTTTTCTCGGGCTCGGGTTTGCTATCCACGATGACGGCGCGGGCTCCGCATTTTCGTGCGGCATCAACATCTCGAATTGCGAAGTGCTTGGCTGCAACCGCAGTATTGTCGTGTCGCAATGCGATGACGGCGAGATTGTTGGCTGCACCATCGACTACAACGATGAGGGCATTTACCTTCTCAGTCAGGACAGATTCAAGATCTTTGGTGGCTACATCGGAACGCGCACCGCTGAAGCGGCAACGCCAAACGTTGCCATCGGTGGTGTTACGCCAGCGATCAATGTTATTGGGACTTCTGGCATCCCCTCCGAGAAGATCAAGATCATTGGCGCGGTTCTGACCGGCCACCACCCGACAGATGCGGAATACGACAACATCTATGCAGAGTACGCACTGAAACTTGTTGTCGCGGACAGCGACATGACGTTTTTCACAAGAAACGGAATTCGCTACGGCGCGGGCGTGACGGACCTGACCATCCACGACAACAATTTCGCCAATCGAAGCGGCACCGCAACCTACTCTATTGAGTGCACTGGTGCCGACGACTCCAGCAATCGCATCCACCACAACAATTTGCCGACCGGAAAGGGGATTGTCGCGCCGCTTGCGAACATCCGGAGCAACACCCGATTCCTCACGCAGCAGCAGGGCGAAGCCATTGCCGGGTCGGGGGTGTCCAGCGTCAATGTGACGCTCGCGCTTGCCTATACGCCGGCAAAGTCTGATGTGGCTCTTACCCCTACAAACGCTGCTGCAGCGGCTGCGGGGCCATATGTTTCGGCAGTCACGGCAACACAACTGACGATCGGCTTCAACACGGCAACGGCTGCGTCGTCGGGTGTGCGCTGGCGCGTCGAGAAGAACCAGATTGCCGGGTAACCCATGCCAACCATCCTTGACACCAACAGCACTGGGACGGGGAGCTAGATATGGCAATCGTCATTGACACATCGAGCACCCAGACCTACACGGGCCTCCTTGCGCAGATCGCGCTATGGATGAACCGCAACGACCTGGGAGCCGTGATTCCCAGCTTCGTTTCCCTGGCAGAGAGCCGCATTGCGCGCGATCTCCGGATCCGCAAGCAGATCTTCACCACGAGCATCATCGCTTCCACCATCACAAGAGCGGTTGCGCTTCCTTCCGACTGGTTGGAACTGGTGGACATGAATATCAGCGGCATTCCTTCGCCATCGCTGCAGTTCATGACGCTCGACCAGCTGGACGCGAAGTTCCCGGAAGACGGTTGTTCCGGGCAGCCGTATTACTACACGGTCACGGGCGACAACGCCATTCTCGGTCCCCAGCCGGACAGCGCCTACACAATCGATGTCACCTACTACCAGCGCTTTCCGAGCCTTTCCGTCAACGAATCGAACTGGCTCTACACGAACCATCCGTCGATCTACCTCTACGCCTGCCTGCGTGAAGGTGCGCTTTTCGTCAAGGACTCCAAGTCAGCCGCCGAGTGGGATGGGCTCTTCAAGAACGAAGTGAAGTCCCTGCAAGACGATGACGACGAGGCTACGCACTCGGGTTCTGTCCTGGTGGTCAAGACGCTATGACGCCCATCGCAGGATTCGCGCCGGATGCCGATAAAACGTCTCCGGGGATCTTCACTGCTTGCTCCAATGTCGTTCCCTACGAAGGCGGGTTCCGCGGGGCGCCTACGCCGGTTGCGACGACTGCTGCGGCACTCGCAGCAGAAGCCCGCGGTGCTGTGGTGACGACAAAGCTTGACGGGTCGCGCCGCATCTTCGCTGGCACCCAAACCAAGTTGTACGAGTTGAACGGAGCATCGTGGACCGACCGCAGTGCAGGCACCTACACCGGCTCCGTCGAGTCGCGTTGGTCGTTCTGCCAGTTCGGCGACACCACGGTTGCGACGAACCTCTCTGACGACATGCAGTCCTCGGCGTCGGGAGCGTTTGCGGCCATCGCTGGAGCACCCAAGGCAAAGATCGTCGTCAGCGCGTCAAACAACTTTGTCCTGGCCTTCAATACGAACGAGGGCACTTACGGCCAATCGCCGGATAGGTGGTGGTGCTGCGCTCAGGGCGATCAAACGGACTGGACGCCGGATGTCTCCACCTCGGCCACGACAGGCCGCCTAGTGGCGGTGGAAGGATCGATCCAGGCCGCATTGCCACTCGGTGATTATGTGATCGCCTACAAGGCCCGCGGCATCTTCGTTGGGAGCTTTGCCGGCGCGCCTGTGGTGTGGCAGTGGAACCTTGTGCCTGGCGGTGAAGCTGGAGCGGTGGGGCAAGACGCCATCTGTGACATCGGCGGCGCCCACTTCATCGTCTCGAATGACAATTTTTGGCTGTTCGATGGCACGCGGCCGGTTCCCATTGGAACGGGTGTCACCCGACAGTGGTTCCTCGCCAATTCGAGCCCGGCCTACCGATATCGCTCCAAAGCTGTTTTCGACAAGCAGAACGGCCTCGTGCGCGTGTTCTTCCCGTCGCTCAATTCGACGGGTGCGTGTGATCTGACGCTGGTCTACCACATTGGCAAGAAGCAATGGGGCCGGCATGACCTGACCATCGAAACAGCGCTGAACTACATCGCACCAAACGTCACCATCGACGGCTTGGACACGTATGCCGCGACGATTGACGCGCTGCCCAGCATTCCCCTCGATTCTCAATTCTGGCTGGCTGGCGGGCAGGTTTCGGCCTACTTCAACACGTCGCACCAGCTTGTCGCGCTGAGCGGGTCTACGGCCGCATCCAGCTTCACGACCGGGGACATGGGCGACGACGACGCTGTGACCATGCTGGAGCGTGCTCGGATTCGTTTCGAGCAATCGCCAACCACCGCTTCGGCGACCGGTTTCTACAAGATGAACGAGGGCGATGCGCTTGTCACCGGCCCGACGAATGCCATCAACGATGGGAAGTTCGACCTTCGGCAGTCGGGGCGCTTCCATCGCATCCGCTTCGACTTCACTGGCGACCATAGAGAGTACGCCTTCGATGCAAAGCCAATTCCGGTGGGCAGACGATGAAACTCGTCGAAAACCCTCAACTGCCGCTCGGTGCAGATACTGCGTATTCAAAGGAATTGAGCTATGCGTTGTCCCAGATTTTTAGGACAATCGCTCAGAAGGTGAATCTGCTGGCGGACGGACGTATCTCGGGCAGTGACTTTGTGGCTGCATCGATCCCGACGACAGGCAGTTTTAGGCAAGGCGATTTCATCCGCAACAGCGCCCCCGTAGAAGCCGGAACGGTGGGCAGCAAATATATCTTGGCCGGCTGGCTATGTGAAGTTGGCGGCAACCCTGGAACGCTCCGGGAATGCCGCTACCTCACCGGGAATTGAAACCTAACGCAGTGATGCGCTGGAGAAAACATGGCTGATTACCAGAATCCGTATCTCGCGAAGGAAAATCCTTACCTTCAGCAGACCATCGACAGAGCGCAAGGCGATCTCGTCCGAAACTACAACCTGACCACCCAGCCGGCCTACAACTCGGCCATGGTCCGGTCCGGCTCCTTCGGGAATTCCGGCGTTCAGCAGATGAACGAAAACGCCCAGAAGAACCTTCAGGGCTCGCTCGGCAACATCTCCGACAGCATGCGGATGCAGGACTACAACGGCCAGCAGTCCATGTACCGGTGGGACAACGAGTTCAACCGCAACCTCTACAACGACGCCTATTCCCAGAACATGAACAACCTCACGACTGGGGTTGGTCTGCTGGGCACGCTGGCGGGGTACAACTCCAACGACCTCACGAACGCCAACAACATCCAGAACACGCCACTCAACTACTGGTCGCAGTTCTCCAACCAGGCCAACGCCATGGGGAACGGGTTTGGCACTACCAGCAGCAACCAAGGCACGTCGAGTTCTCCCCTTACGTCGATGCTCGGTGGAGCTCAACTCGGCCAAGCCGCAATGGGTTGGTGGAACAAGCAGCCTAGTGCCGGTTCTGGAAATGCCGATTGGGTCACTGGCTCGGGCAACTACAGCCAGTACACCAACGACGATTACGGGCAGTTCCAGTGAGCAACATCGTCCCATTCCGCCAAGGCGACATGCACGGCAAGCGAGAAATCGCTGTCGAGGACGCCAAGGTTCAGGGCGCGATGTACGGCGGCATCCGCAAGCAGCTGTTCGACCTTCAGCAGTCCGTGGGCAATCTCCCTGAAGTGGACTGCCCGCTGCAGCACCAATTCGCTCCAGGCGTCTACATGCGGACGATCTTCATCCCCGCGGGAACCGTGATCGTCGGGAAGATCCACAAGCACAGCCATGCGAATGTGCTGGCTCAGGGCACTGTCTCGGTGATGACTGAAGACGGCGGCCTGGAGCAACTGACAGGCCCAATCTCGATGGTGTCGCCAGCAGGCTGCAAGCGCGCCGTCTACGCGCACACGGATGTGGTGTGGACCACGATCCACCCGACCGAAGAAACCGACCTCGCCAAGATCGAAGACGAGGTGATTGCCAAGACGTTTGAAGAGTACGAGCAGTTCCGGCTGCAAGGGGAAACCATGAAGCAAATCGAGGTGGCAGCATGACATGGGGCGCGATTGGGGGCGCGGCTGCAACAGCCGTCATCGGAGGCGTCATGAGTGACGGTGGCTCGTCGAGCGGTGGTGGCGCAGGCTCGAAGACTCAGACCAGCGAGCCATGGGCGCCGCTGCAACCATGGATCATGGGCAATGCCATCACCGGACAAAACCTGCAGAACGCCTACGCGGCCCAGCCGTTCAGCAACCTGCAGAACCAGGCGTACAACAACCAGGGCAACCAGAGCGCCTACATGCGTGCGCTCGTTCCTGACTTGCTCGGCCAGATCAGCGGCCAGCAAGTCGGATTCGACCGCTCGAACCAGAATGCGCGCCCGAACGCCTTCAACTTCGCCGGCAATGACAACGTGAAGGGCTTGCTTGCTCAGCTGGCGAGCGGGGCGAACAACGCCGCGCCGATGGCGAACACTCCGCAAGTCGCGCCGAAGCCCGAAGAAGGCACGTTCATGCAGCAAAACGGCATCGTGAGTGGCATGAACATGTCCGGCACCGGTCCGAATGGCCCCATGGGCAATGGTGGCTACGGCACGTTCAAGTACGGCATGGAGATGCCTCAACCCGGCACGCAGCAGTACCGCGACATGAGCGCGTACTTCGCCAATGGTGGCGCAGACCCGAACAACTACTACGGCCGCGCCAGCACGAACCCCTACGTCGATCCGAAGGCCAATCCGCTTGCCTACATGTACACGAGC